GAGATGAATTCCTGATTGGAAGAAAGATCTATCTGAGGAGTCCAATTACTTGTGCTTCAGAAGCAAGAGGTCATGGTGTTTGTTATAAATGCTATGGTGATCTGGCATATGTAAACTCCAACATCAAACCTGGTAAGATGTCTGCGGAATTGATCACAGCAAAGACAACACAGGAAAGATTGTCCTCCAAGCATCTGTTGGAAACGAAGATCAAACAGATGCATTGGAATGCTGGATTCTTCTCGTTCTTCAATGTACAGATGGATGCTATCTATCTTAAGAGTGAAAAAGAAGATGGAGTTCATTTCGATGATGATATGTTCATCTTGATCGATCCAAATGATATCACATTGGAAAATGCAGATGATTATGAGAAGACAGATTATATGGATGATGAAGATGAAAACTCTAGTGCTAGTCGGGTTGAGAATGAAATCGAAACCAATTACAATGAATATGTGAGACAGTTCTATGTTGGAAAAGAAAGCGATCCGAATAATCTGGAACTGATTCAGAGTGAAGAATCTACTCCGATGTATATTTCTGTGAGCTTGAATGATATCATTCGTTCCAGTGCGAAACCTACAAAGGATAATAAGATCAAGATCAAATTCGAAGATCTGGAAGATTCTCCACTGTTCTTTGTGAAGATTGTGAATAGTGAATTCGGTAAATCTCTGACGGATATTCAGAATTTGTTGGATAAGAAATCGATCACACAGAATCAGACGATTCATAGTATCACGCAGAAGATTATTCAGGCTGCTATTGAAGGAAATATGGGAATCATGGCAGTTCATTTTGAGATTCTGATTATGAATCAGATTCGTAATGTGAATTCAAATTTACATAAACCGAATTGGGATACTCCAAATGAGGAATATCGGATTCTCACATTGAAACAATCTCTGATGGATAATCCTTCGGTAACGGTATCTCTGCTGTTTCAGTATTTGGGTCGTCAGTTGTCATATCCTCTCACGTATAAGAAGAATAAACCATCTTTTATGGATCTCTTCTTCGCTAGGAGACCACAAAGACTGTTGGCAGATATGACAACGATTGATACTTCACAGAATACAAAGAATAAAGTGAAGATCAATATCGCTACGAAAGTACATAGAAGAAAGTAATGAGTTTGGATCCCCATGGATATGTATCCATGGGGATTTATATTTTTATGAGGTGAAGTAGGTTTTGATGATTAAAGATTATATTAACAAATTTGCTAGATATACATTTGATTTGGTTCTTAAAGCAATCTTGAAGATCAAAAGAAATCATATGTATGCTGTTTATAGAATTGGTAATTTTGAAGATGCTGGCAATATTGCAGGTCTTAGCCTTACTGATGTAGAAGTTGATGGATCTGAGATTTGCGAAATTGATGTAAATAATATTATCAAGAATGTAGATCCGAACTTCGAAGTGATTTCTGATAAACAAGGAGATCAATTAGCACAACTTTTAAGCATTCATTCTAGTGAGAAATGGATGGCATTGGGTAATATGCTTCTCATTCGTGTAGATGCTATCAAATTAGGAGAATACTATATTGTGAGTCCTTCCTTTGATATGGATGATTCGGTAGATAAATCATTTTCATCTCTGATCGAATACATGGGTGGAAAGATTAGAAAGTATCCTAATAGAGAGGATGAAGAATAATGGCAAATTGGGTATTGAATAATATTACCGTTTATGGTAAGAAAGAAAATATGGCGAAATTTCTGAAAGATATTGATGCCAAAGAAAACGGAGAATTTAAATTCGAATTGATTCTTCCAATGCCAGAAGAATTGAAAAATTGTTCTAGTAATTTATGGAATGTATTGAGATATGCATACGAGAATAATTTAGATTTCAATCCATTTAAAGATAGCTATATTATTCTCTTTCGATTGAATTTCAAACTGAATTATTATTCGGATAGAATTCCAAAAGATGAATTTGCTAAAGGAGGTTTCACCACTCCTGAATCTAAAATAAGAAGAATGGTCGAATTGATTGTTATTTACGGGGATGATGATGAATACGATTCAGAAGATGGAAAGAAACAGTATGAAAATTATTGTAAATATGGCGCATTCAATTCTCATATTTGGAAAATGAAGAATTATGGATGTAAATGGGATTGTAATGATGGACATATGAATGCTCCTATTTATAATGGAGATACGGTTAGTATCTTTATCACATTTTGTACTCCATGGAATATGCCATTAGAATTCTTATCGAATGTGGCGTATAAATATAATCTCATGATTCATCAGGAATATGCAGATGAAGATATGGGAGTCAATTGTGGAACAGGAGATTACAATCCTATTGCAAATGTAATTCATGATACAGGGTATATGAGAACGGATGAATCCGAAAAGTTTGCTAAAAAATTATGGGGATAATAAGATGAAGATTAAGAAATATTATTCTGCTTCTATTACTTTCGATACGAAAATAAATAAAGCAACTATTATAGCAGAAGCTCTTTGGAATGAGTATACTGATGAAGATGATATCATCGATGTTTATTATCATCCAAATGATAGCGATTCTAATATTATGGACTTCTCTATCTGTTTATCTAGATCGGAGGATGAAATAAAGAATATTGCTCCTCCGAAATTCTATTTTAAGGAAACAGCTTCTTATTATATCAAGAAGCTGTTTCATATTAATGATCCATGGGTGAAGATATTGGAGAATTGATATGGAAGAAAAGATCGTTGTAAAACAAACATGTATCGAAATTCATAATTATCATCTTGGTGATAATAAAGTAATCGAAGATAAACTTTCGGTATGGAATAAAGTCTCACATACTAGAATTCCTCTCGGAAGATATTACGATGAAGATTTGGAAGTTTTGTATCTTCCGAGAGGAATGGATGTTGGAGGTTTAGAACAATTATTTCAAAGTGAAGCATACTTTGATTATAAATTTGATAAACCAGATATCATCGAGCCATTCGGAATGAAATACAAACCAAGAGATGAAACTCAAAAAGAAGCTCTGGAATTTACTCTTGGAATTAATAAATATGCTCGTATCAAGAACGCATCGCAATTATCAGTGAATTTGGACACTGGAGTCGGTAAGACCTACGTGGCTATCTTTACAGCCGATTATTTGCAATATCGTACGATGATAATCACCTCTGAACTGGGATGGTTAGAGCAATGGAAAGACCGTATTTTGGAATATACAAATTTATCAATTGATGATTTATGCTTCGTTTCTGGTATGGGAGTGCTCAATAGATTAAGAACAGGAATGAAAGATCCAAAACAATATTCTTTCTATTTAGCATCTCATCGTACACTTCAGATGTATGGACAGAAATTTGGTTGGGATCGATTGGGAGAGTTATTCCAGCATTTGGGAATCGGAATGAAAGTATTCGATGAAGCTCATAAATATTTTGTGAATATGAGTATGATTGATTTCTTCACGAATACTAAGAAGACTCTCTATCTGACAGCAACTCCATACCTCTCTGATAAGTTTGAGAACTATGTATTTCAAACATATTTCAAGAACGTTCCCAAGATTCAATTCTATGATGAGTCTAGATATAACAGATCTCACTATATCAATATTAGTTATAATTCTAGACCAACCCCAAAAGATCTCAAATTCTGCGCAAATAGAATTTACAAATTCAGTATTGTGAATTATTGTGCAAATGTATTCACACGACCCAATGTATACAAAGTGTTAACAATTGTTTTGTATATGGCTGCGACTCATAAAGGAAAGATTCTATTCTACATTGGTAGAAATGATGCAATCAAAATGATTAAGAATTGGATTGAGGTAAACTTTCCTTTGTTTGCTGGAAGTATAGGAATCTACAATGGAACTATTCCGAAGGATAAGAAGATCTATCAGTTAGATAATAAGATTATCTTATCGAATGTGAAATCTTCTGGTGCTTGTAGTGATATTAGTGATCTAGCTTTTGTTTGTCCGATTGCAGAACCATCTGCTTCTGCTCAGATTGCAAAACAGATGAAAGGTAGATTAGACAGATTCAATGGAGATACTTATTTCATTGATATCACTGACAGAGGATTTGATGCGACAAGAGGATTCCATAACGCTAGAAAAAGAGTCGATGTGTTTAAGAAGTTCTGTAATGATAGTAAAGATATGATTTACAATGATGAGACTTTGAATTCTACTTATATGGATGCATATCAGAAATTGAATCAAATGTATTGGGAAAAGATGCAAAATGTAATGAAGACACAGAAATTAAAAGAAATTGTAAAGAGAGTAGAGAAATAAAAAAGAAAACCCTGCCGAGAGGCAGGGAGTTTCTTTTTTGTTAACAGGCTTACTCTCCTTTCAAAGCCTGTTCAATTTCTTTCTTGAGAAGATCTCTTGCTGCACGCATCGATTTGACTTTCTTATCGTAGGCATTCTTTGCCCGATTGATGCGATTGACAAATCTGGGAATGGTCTCGCCTTCTCTCTTTACCATTTGAGATTCAAGTTTCGTATGCATTTCTTTGAGAGTTTTATTCATCTCCTTGATACTCTCTTCATACTTCTCATGATTCTCGATAATATCTTTCTTTCTTGCCTCCTTTGCTCTCCTTGCGATTTCTTCCGTTTCTGCTTTCCAATCCCTTTCTCTTTTCATTGGCTTCAATTTTTCATTGTAATTCTTACGAGATACACCTCCGCTATGTGTTGTAAACACAACATCTTTTTTCGTGTCAATGGTGAATTTGTTTTCCTGGCTGTTGTAATTCGTGGTCATAATTTTATTCTCCTTTACTGAATATGAAATTCTTCTAAAATCTTTTCGATAAACTTCTTTTCTTTCTTATATCTTTTGATTACTGTATTCCACCTCTTTGTATTTGCTTTTAACCTCTTTTCATAATCAAGATAGCATTCCCATGGATTCATTCCATATTGATATTTTTTAATCTTTTCTATTTCTGATTCATAATTATTCACTTTCTTTCTGAAAAATTCAAGATTTTCTTTTACTATGGATTTAAACTCTTTGATTTCATTTTCATCTCCATCAATAGGAATATGATGCTTGTAGTGAGATGTTATCAAATCATCCATTGATTTTACTCTTTCTTTTCTCATTGGTTTGCAGAAAATATCAATTCCATTCATCTCCTTTCCAGTATGTACCGATGCTATTATTTTTGGATTCAGATTGATCTCAATTGTAAATTCATCTGAGATTGCTTGACTGTAGCAATCATCAAGATTGATATTGATTTCAATCTTTTTTCTTTTCATTTGTATTCCTCCTTAAACGTTCCTTATTCTACTACATATATATAGTATATGTTTCAAATTTCGAACCCTCATCAAAAATCGACTTTTCAGTGCAAATAATTTCCTCCTATTTTAACAGGTTTCCCTATATAATATAAAATATTATACAACCACTAACAAAATAGTAGGGAATAGGAATAAAGAAGTGGATAAGAGGTAAAGAAGAGGTAGGAAAGCAGGAAGTAGGGGGGCCGTAGGCCCCTAATTTTTTAGAAACAAATTTTCCTCTACCAATTTGGTAGAGGACTATCTTTTCAACTTTTTTATAAGTGAGGTGAGAACAATGCCAAGACAACCTATGCAAAATCAACCACAAAAGATACCTCAAGTTTATTATCAGACATCCACATCGAATCAATCCTTTATCAATATGCATTACATATTGAAAAGTTTAGGAATTCGAAATAATCGTCAACATCTCATTCTTCTTGATCCAGATCTAGCAGGAGTTAATCCGAGAGATCCTAGATTATCTAGAATGATGAAAGTAAAAGTATTGAGAGAATGCTCTAATAATTTCTGGTATTTCATTCGGGAAGTTGTGCGTATTCCTTCCCCAGGTGTTCCTGGAGGTATTCCTTTCCAACTTCATCGTGGAAATATGGCAATGATGTTTCTACTAATTCGGAATATCAATACATTTCTAGAATTACCACGTCAGCAGGGTAAAACCATTTCTGCTCTGTGCTGGTATTTATGGGTTTTCAACTTCGGAACCACAGATGCTGAAATCACATTTTTAAATAAACAGATGAAAGATTCGAAATTGAACTTGCAACGTTTAAAAGATATTCGTGCGATGTTACCATCTTATCTACAGATGGATCAGGCATTCTCTGTGATCAATGGTAAGAAACTAAAAGTATCTTCTACGGTGGAATCGATTCAGAATCCAGCAAATAGAAATTTAATTAAAACAGCTCCATCTGCAAAGAATGAAATCGGTGCAGCAAATCTGCTTCGTGGTCGCTCTATTGTATTTCTGTATGCAGATGAGTGGGCATTCATTCCCTACAATAAAACGATTTATACCAATACGATTCCTGCTCTGAAGACAGTTCAGATTAATGCTAAAAAAGCAGGAAAGCCATACGGAATTCTATTAACAACAACCCCAGGAATTCTTACCACAGATGAAGGTAGATACGCAAATTACATGCGTAATGAAGCAACACAATTTGATGAGATGTGGTATGATCTTACATATCAACAAATCATGCAAATTATTGATGCAAATACCAAATCTAATTTTGTTCATGTTATCTTCACCTATCAACAGATCGGACGAGATGAAGCCTGGTTCAAAGATATGTGTAAGGATATGCAGTTCCAATGGGATGATATCAGACGAGAAGTTCTGTTGGAATGGTCTGAGAATCCTGCTAATTCTCCTTTTACAAAAGAACAATTAGAAGCAGTTTCTAGATTGGTTCATCCTCCTGTAGATAAGAAATTAGTATTAGGTAAGTATGTATTGAATATTTAAGATTCCTCTTAGACCAGATATGGTTCCTAGATATCCTCCTATTATGGGTGTCGATGTATCTGGTGGATATAATCAGGATAGTAGTGCAATTACAATTATTGATAGTTATACCACAGAAGTATTGGCATGCTTAAATAGTAATTCAATATCTCCGATTGATTTGGCTAGAGCTATTTATGAAATCACAACAAGATGGTATCCAAATGCTGTTATCAATGTCGAGAGGAATGGTGGTTTCGGGGCAAGTGTTCTTGCAGCATTGATCAATTCAAAAGTAAAACAAAATCTTTATTTTGAGATTAAAGATCGTGTTATTGAAGAAACCAATGATGGAATCAGAATAGTTCGTAAGAAACAAAAAACAAGAGTATTTGGTCTTGATTCTACAAAAGATAGACGTGATCTTTTAATTGAAATTCTTCGTCAGAGAATGGAGTATCATAAAGATAAATTTATTTCTCCTATCATTTACAACGAACTCAAACAGATGGAAGTCAAGAGAAATGGTAAAGTAGAGCATTCTGATAATTCTCATGATGATCAAGTGTTCTCTTATCTCATGGCTCTTTATGTTTGGTATGAAGGAAAGAATCTTAAAGAGACTTTCAATATCACGAAATCTTCTATCAAAACAGATCAAGATATTGATGAAGTTGTTACTGGACTGGAAGAAAAGTATTCTGATATTGTGAAAGAGATTGAATTCATTCAAAAAGAGAATGAAGATAATCCTACTCTACAACAATTGAAAGAAACCCAAAAAGCAGCTGGTATTCTCTTCCCTGATTTCATTAAAAAGGAACGCCAGAAAGATGCAGAGATTACTCGTCTGATGGTTCAAAATAAAGTATTAAAACAAGCTTACGCAAATTCTCATAATATGACTCCAGAAGATGTTGATAGCTTGTTTATGGCAAATCAAAAAGGAATTCCTGATTCTGTATTGTTAGGGTTCAATACGTATGAAGATAATAATCAATCTCCAGAAGAGAAAATTAATCAATTAATTTATGATATCGAAGAAGAAGATAGATAACGTATCCCTCTACCTTCTTAGGGTAGAGGGACTTTTTGAAAGGAGAAAAACAAATAGAAGAAGTGTAATGAAAACAACGATCAAAAACTAGGAAAGGAGGTAATCAAGAACAACAACAAACCTACCACCAACACAATCATAGAAAATGGCACCCATTCATTCTCTATGATTATATAAAAGTCATAAAAAATGCAGGGTAAAATAATTTTCAGGCATATACTATATATATGAGGTAATATATAGAGGTAGTTTGTTTGTTTGATGAAAGGAGTTATTTTATCATGATGAAGATCAAAAACAGACTCATTAATTTCAATCAGGTTGGAGCTCATACTTGGGTTCAGAAGTTGTTCATGATCTACAATACTGTTGGCCGGTATAAGATTATTCCAGATCATTACAATCCAGAAGAGGAAGGTAAAGGTTATGTTCTCGAACGCATTGTATCAATAAATGGAGATATTTCTGTTAAGCATATTGCTCATGCAGATAGTGTGATCGACCTCTGCGAGAAAGCAGAAAGTGATTTGTTTGATTTCATCTTGTTGGAAACAACGAAAGCTCATAATATCAATGATTACAATATCGCTTATACTATGATTAATATCATTCGTATTCTTGATCGTTTTATTGATTTGATTTATGTGAAAGAAGTTGCTGGAGCAAAAAATGAAGATATCATGTATTCTTGCACTAGGTTGAGAGAGAAATGTGTTGCTTACCTCAGAGGATATTTTAGTATCACGAATAGGGAAGGTAGATTCATTCCTATCTTGATCAATAAATTCAAGAATAGAGATAAAGAACTGAAGAAGATGATGTTCGATATTCAGCAGTCTGTTCTTCTTATTTGCATTAGTAATGCTGAAAAAGATAAGGATAAGGAAATATATGATATCCAGTATGAATTAATTTCTACTGTTCGGCATATCTTTAAACTTTCTCATGATAAGTTTGAAATTTGAAGTTGTTTTCATTCTAAGAGAGGCTATTCTTGGCCTCTCTTTATTTTTTAATTCTATTTTAAACTAATATATAGATTAATAGAAGGGGGATATACTATGGATAATTTCCTTGCAAATAACCAGGCATTCACGGTAAGATCAGAAACAGATTTGGCAAATATTCTATCTCATTTCGATGCTGAATTTGTTTTTGATGTGATGGAGAATGCTTTCGATGAAATAGAGAATGATTTTAAACCGATTACTCTACCAAATGCTATTGATGCATTTGAAGCAAATTTTAAAATCATTGTAGATAACTTCCCTGATGATAGAGAAGATGTAATTGATAAGAGAGATGAAATCTATTATAAGATTATTTCCATTATTAGCAATCGATTTGGATTTGAATTTACAATTCCAGATGGAGTAGATTCTTTCGCTTCAGCAAAATTTATTTATGACTTCTTTATTTCTAATTTTGATATCTATATGATCAATTATCTGTCAGATTTCATTATCAGAGAATCTGATCAGATTTATAAATCTTTGAATCTGGAACAGTTTAAGAAAGATAAAGATACAACTACAATTTATAGTAAGAAAGTTTATGAAGATCCGAATATGGCAATCATTTGTTCTCATATGGATTTGGTCCTTCAATTGATTGCTGGAATTGATTTCGATTTTGAAGATATCATCAATAAGATCTACCAGAATAATATTAATATCATGAATATTTTTGGCCACATTCAGTTCCAAGAAGATTTCTTTAGAAGTACTTATCTAAAGATTATCTTCAATCCAAATTTACTTCCTCTTGTTAATACATATCTTAAGATTGAAATTCAGAGAAGAACAGCTCCTCCGGATAGTCCCATTAATTTTAATTTCTAAGGAGATTCATCTATGGATAAAGAAAAACAGATAAAGAAAGCTATGAAAGGAGAATCAACTTTTGCCGAAGCAATTGCTGGAAAAGAATTATCTCCCGAATTGATTTCGAAGATTCAAGAATATTACAAATTAGCAACAAAAGATCGATCGATTATTTCGTCGATTGATGATAAAGATTTATTGGATTTATTTCAGAATAGTATTAATAATCGTTATGATACTTTGAAAGAAATTTGTGAAGCTATTGATCTTGATAATGAAAAGAAAGAAACTTCGAAAGTTATCAACGGTATGAAACAAGATATGGATAAAATCGTTTCTTCAAATGAGGAAACGAGAAGAGAATTAATGGAGAAGAAAATTGTAGATAAAGCAAATCTATTACCAGATGGAGAAGAGAAAGAGAAATTATTGGCAATGAGCCAAGCATATACAGATGCTTACAAATTAACTCCTCTGGTGGAATTTATTTACAAAGATGATTTTAAGAAGAAGTATGAGAAAGCAGTAAAGAGATATAACAGATATTTTACAGACTTCGATTATATTCTGGAGAAAACATCGAATGCTTCTGTATCGAATCTCACTAAGATTTATCAGTTGATGAATCGAACGAAAGACGAGAAAAATACTCGAATTAAATTTGAGAACGATGAACCCATGCAATATTGTTTAACATTAGCTCTTTATTGTGAAGATGTGAAATATACGGATAAACCTAAAGTTTGGTATATGTACTCATCTATCATTAGTATGCTTCATATCATGTCATCTTATACATTGACTCCTTTTATCAAAGAAAAAGTAGATTATCTCAATCAGTTTTATGATGAAATCAAGAAAGTTCTCTAAAGCTTGACATCGGGGTAAATACGATAAAAGGAGGCTTTAGATATGGCTGATCTGAGTAAGTCAAACAACATTCCGATGTTGATTGATGTGATCCCGACAGGATATATTTCATTATCGTTAGCATTTGATTATTCTGATAATGATTATGATTACAAGATAGATCTTAAAGTTGGTAATAAATATGATCTCATCTATGTAGAGAATCGAGAACTCAAGAGAAACGTTGGAGTTCTCAGAGACGTTACAAAGATTTATACATATGATGATGAATGCATTGGTAATTGTGGATGTGGAGATTGCTCTGGTGGATGTAAAGTGACTTCCACATCATGTGGATCATGCGGTGCTTGCAATTCAGGTGGACTAGATGGAAGCACAGCAGAATATCTTCTTACTTTTGATTGCTCTTCCGATTTTTCCTGCAATAAAGTAAGAGTGAAAACTTCTCAACTTCGTAGTGTTACAGAATTTATTCCATATGCTGATGAAAGCACAGAAATGACAGATGCAAAATCTACTGGTGGAACAACAACCGGTAAAATCATAAAAGTAGAGGTTACTGGTGGAGAAGTTGATCCTGGTAAGAATAAAGGTACAGGTGGAGAAATCGGTGGTGGAGACATTGACGATCCTGGAGGAACGACAGAAGGAGGAGCTACTACTGGAACCAATCCTAATGGAAATACCATTACAATTGTAGAAGGTAAAGTTTATGGAGGAAAAATTTCTAGTGGTACTCTGATCTCTGGTGATATTGTTCCTGGCTCTTATACTCTTATCAGTGGAACTACAAATGCCGATACGGGAAAAATTGAAAATGCTCATTATACTGCAGATTTTACAAATATTGTAGTTATAAATTCTACTGTTACGGGTGGAAGAACAGATTCTACATCAGGTGGTAGAGTTATTGATACTACAATGAAAGATCCGATTATATTTGACGGTACGATTACGGATCCGAATAATCGAACAACAAATGGAACTACTATTGGAAACATTACATATGCAGGAATCTCTAGAGGAACGGTTACTGGAGGAATTGCATATGGAATTATTGATAACAGACCAGCAATTCTTGAAGGAAATATTACAACCACAGGAGCTGTTACATCTGGTGGTATTACTACCGGTGGAACAATTATTGGAGGATCCAGAACAGTTGATGGCATAACTATTGGAGCTACGGTTGTTGGTGGTAAAACTACAGGTGGTATTGCTTATGGTGGAACTACAACAGGAGGAACTGTGTCGTTTGATACTGGTAAGGTTACTGGTAGATTGAATGAGACTCTGACTCCTGCGACCATTGATAATTCTAAGAAGAGTAATCGTAGAGTTCTGGATGGACTTATTGTTTCGAATGATTATGTGCGTGGTGTTCGTAGTAATATTGCAGATAAT